TTTTCTGGATCAGCGCCCATAGTGATAAGTAAAATCACGTTCTCTACGGTTCTAGTGATAGCTTGATCCATTTTCTTCAATTCCATCTTGGCGTTGATGTCTTCTAGAACAGGAAACCCAAAAGGAACCGCAAATGGCTCATAGTCTTGCTTTTTATAAAAAGAGTAAGATAATCTTTTGGGGTCTAAGTTTATTTTGATACCTTTGTTACTATAAGATCCGTTATTGATAGAATCTTTAATCTCTGGGTCTAGAGCTTCAAATATAGCTAAGTCTTCTTCTGTTTGAGGGCTTCCAAGCCGCGCTATCTCATATTCAGATAATACCTTTTGGTATACACCCCCGTTAGTAAATGTAGTTGATCTTCTAGCAATAACATCATAAGGATTTAGAAGAATATATTTTAAAGGGACTTTATTGGCGGTGGCTCCGATATTTCCTACTTGATTAATTAATCTAGCATAATCGTCTGCTTTAAATTTACCATCAATTCTATATAAAAAGATATTACCACTTCTGTAATATTCTCTAAAATATTGATCCTTAAGCCCTATAATGTTAACTTTTTTAAACCACTCGTAAAAAAACTCTCTGCTCTTTTTGCTGCCCCCTTCTAGGTAAATATCAGTGTTTGTGAACTCTGACATGATATCAATCGCATTTCTGAATACAGCTACATTACAATAAGCTTTTTGACATAACTCAATAGCATCTCTACAAGTGACCCCATCAGAACCATATTCATAAGGTAGCAATCCCCTACGAATACTCGAAAATCTTTCTTTTTGAGTTACATAAGCAGATCTGTTTGTTCTAGACCCACTAAAACCACTTGTGGAAGCGTCTTGTCTTCTAGCTTCAGATACAGAGTTATAAGATGCATCGGAAGTATAAAAAGGTTCTCCTAAAAGTTCTGGAGAAGGATCTTCTCCAATAGTCTGTGATGGGTGAGTAAATTTATCCCAATAATCAGAACGCTTGGTATATTTTCTTTTAGCCATAGATATAATTTATCTTACACGACAAAGTTAACTTTCAACTTTTAAAAGTTAAGAAATAAACATCGGAGTGAAAGTCGTTTGGGTATCAGAGATGTCATCAGACTCCATATCATAAAAAATGTTCATCATCCAATTACCTAACACTAAAGCTGAATAAGAGTCTTTTCTGGCTTTATCAGCCCCACTTTGTTTTCTCAAGTTACGTGGTAAATCAAAACTTTGTGTTCCTTGAGCAGAAGTCGTAATTTGCACCAAAGCGCACTGAACCTTCATTAAGTCCATCATATCTTTTTGATGTTCTACAAAATCAATCATTCTAGCTCCTTTACCCCCTTTGTCATTATTATCACCTTTAATGAACTTCAAGTCATCTATCGGGACTCTAGATTTCCTTTGATTATTATAATCGTCATTCATAGCCGCTCCCGCGAAAAATATTCTTTTATGATCGAATGCTGATTGTAAAGATTCGTTAGCTAGCCTGATCCATGCTGAAGTCGGCTTCCTAAGAAACACAAATTTCTTTTCTGACTTATTGTATTGATTTTTAAGCCTTCTTAAGTTTTTATCATAGTCTTTAGATTTATCTAGGTCGGCTTCTATGACACCAAGATTTAAATTTTTCTTTTTAAAGATTTCACTCTCATTGCAGGAGTTAATAAATTGAACTCCTCCATTGTAGTCACCTACTACAGCAGCTACATTAAAGTGAGTCAATATGTAAGCCATGTATTTAATATGTGTTTTTAAACTCGATCCAGAAAGCGCATAGCTATGGACAGCAGTTCCTTTTCTAGTGTCACGATTCAATTTTATTAAAAGCATTGCGAAATCATCTGAACTTTCACTTTCAGACCAAGAGGGGTCAAAAGCTAGAATATATTCATCTTTGGGATTACCCACAACCTCCACACATTGCCCTTCTCCGTCTGGTATCGTGCAAGCAGCCATCTTACTAACCTTAAAGTATCCAGAGCTGTCATCTGTGAATATAGCACCGAACTCCCTGTCAAACTGGGAGTCACTCATGGTGGATTTAGATTGATTGATTAAACTCTGATCATACAACTGTTCAGGAGCGCAATCATAACTAAAATGCATGATTGTTCTGTGTGCTCCATCTTGTTTATTTTTATTTAAGATAAGAGCTTCGTATTGCTGGTAGATTTTGTATAAATATTCAAATTTATAAGAAGCCGAGGATAAACCAATAATTTTGTTATTAGGCCACCTTTTTCTTTCTTCTTCTTTCATTTTACCCTGCTCGATCATCTGGGTTTCTAGATCATAAACCTCTTGACGCTCTGTGGGATTTTCCACAACAGATAGGAACGGTATGATAACCTCATTGTAAATTTTTTCAGGCATCAACAATAACTCATCAATAATCATTCTTTGAAATCGGAAACCCCTTAACTTTTCTCCATCTCCCAAAGGAAGTGCTCTGATACTACTTCTGCCGATCTCCATAACCCACTCATCGTTCATCTTAGATGTTCTAGTTATGCATTGAGAAAAGAAAGTAGCCTTGGGGCTTTTCGCTATATCTTCGATCTTTTTGAAAATCATTTTAGATTGCCTAAAAGACTTAGACAAAATACCTATCTGCACCCCCTGATTTAGAATAGCGTCTAATAGCGCGAAAACGCCCGTAGAGAAGCTTTTGGACATTCCACGACTCCATATCCCCAAGAAGTAGTCAGACTCCATCATGGCCTTAATAGCCATATGCTGGAAGGGGAATAATTTAACCCCTGTAAACAATTCACAAGCAAAAGAAGGATTCTCCCTCAAGAATTTATAAAGCAAAACTTTAGCTTCAGTTTCCTCTATAAACCCCTCTTTTTCGAGAATATCTTTGTTTATATCCTTGTACTGTCGGTGTAGTTTCTGTTTTCCTGTTTCCCAAGCCATCTTTTTTTAATTGTTTGTCCCAAAAATACTGAAGGTCCACCGCCCAGAGCTTCGTGCCTAAAACAAGAATTTTAGGAATCAGTTCTTCGCTTTTTTCTCTAGACCCACTAAACACAAATTGACAGCAGTCGGTATACTCTGCCTGTATTTCACGCATCCTATGATAAACATAATCTAATTTAAATTTTTTGTATACCTGCTTATTTACAGCCCACATTTGGTCAAAAGCTGTTTCTATCACAACATACAAGTAACAACCTGTAGATCTGCATCTATCTAATTCTTTTAAGAACCGATTGTATCCATTTGTTACAGTAGAGCAAAAATCCTGGTAAGACTTCCTATCCACGAATGTATAGTCATATAAATCGCCCCCCACTGCATAATCTCCGACATCAAGCTTCAACAACTTAGAATTGGTGAAATGCAGGGGCTTCTGCTCTCTGGTATCTATCAGTATGGGCGTATCTGAATAGTCTTTGTTGAATTCCTTTGGCAGAGGTTCAGAAAGCATAGGCTTCATGTCTAACTGCTTACATGTCTCTTTGTAGCTGCCGAAGATCTGTTTACACAGATCTATGTCTGGCAGATTGCTAGTGAGTAGGTAAGTGGACGGGGGTCCAGACGAAACTGCTTTGGAGAGGAATTTTTTGTTTAAGGAGGCGATGATGAAATCCTTGACCTCCTCCTTTGGTGCTTGGAGACACCATTTCTTCATATTTTTTTTATTTATGAAATCGGTGGCGAAATACTGTTTGTAATTTTTAAAAGGTATTAACTCTCCAGTTAATTTATCTTTTCTCCCATAATTCTCTACATAGTAGTCTCCCAGCAGTTTACCGTGCTTTCTCATGTGAGAATGCAGTCCCTTTAAGGAATCAAATGAATCCCCACATATTTTACATTTATATGACATCTTGCTGTCCAATTCCTAAAACTCTTGCTTTCCATTCTGCCATTCCCTCTAATCTTTCCGCTTCCTGCTTCACAGCCTCTTTTTGCATCTCTGCAATTCTTACCATTGTCTCTCTTTCTTCCTCTTCTTGGAAAAGTTGCACTATAGACAAAAATGAAGCATTTTCTTTGTTCATCTTCTTCATCCTTTCGCTTCTGTCTCCTTGAAGCTTTTTTGTCAGGTTCTCAATTCGCGTTTCACATTGATGATACTCTCCGCTCTTAGCTTTGATGATTTCAGCCAACCTAATAGACATTTCTTGCTGCTCGTCAGCATCATCGAACATACTGTTAAGTTTATTCAAGTGAGCACTAATAACTTCTAAGTTTATGACTTCCTTGCACACGTTTAAATACAAATTTATTTCGTCTGCGGTTAAGTCGGGTTTATCCCAAGTCAATCGAGTAAATTCGTGTTCGAACAACACTCGATCCTCTTGATTTAAATAATTGTTAATAATTTTGAGAAATCTTGAGTTAGAAAAGTTAACTCCGAGTTTTTCTACGCAAATTTGCTTTTGTCTGTTAAGTTTTGATTCATCTAACCCCAAACCTGTGGCATCATTGATTTTTTTAATGATTCGAGACGGAGACTTCGGTGCAATGTATGAATGAAGAGCACCTGAATCTTGAGAAGGTAAAATATCAGGATTCACTTCTCTAATTTGCGACAAGACAGCTCTTTGCTCATTACTCAACGGTCTGACAGATCTAGACGGAAAGACTATGCGAGCTATCTCTAAAGAAGACAATCCTTCTTCAGCTTGTTGAATTATGAAGTCTTTTTGCTCTTTTGTGAATTCTATAGTCTCCACAGGCGCTCTCGCTGTAGTTTTGAAATCTATAGAATTTTCTACTAGAAATTTCCTTACTGCCCTACCTTCTTTAGACCTTCCGTCTAAAGAATCGTCTTCGAAGCATTGCTTCGTCAAATCAATGAGATCTGGGATCTTTGATGCATTCTCCCTTAAAAAATCTTTCTGTTCTTTAGTTAGATCCATCTCCTATAATATCTTGGTCCTTAAGTATTTCTATAGCTACCTGTAGGAACTTCTTTTTTAAATTCTTGACTTGTCTATATCCAAGTTTCCGTTTTTGAGCAGAAATTTTGTAACCCATAAATTTAGCTACGTCTTCTTCACTGCTTTTATCAAAATACAACATTCTATACGCAGTATAATGAATATTACTTAAACGAATCTTCATTTGCCCGTTTAATCTTTCTAGGGATACAGAAAAATCAAAGTCTATGTATTCTTTACTTTTTACTTCTTTTACAAAATCTTCAGTAGATAAAGGAAGTTTTACTTCTAAAGCTGATTTTTTAGTTTTTTCCCATTTTTGACATATAGGACAGGTAGAAGGGTCGTGATCTGGCTCATGCTGCTGGGGGCAAGGATTAACATAATTGCCGTAGTGATTTCTCACTAGGTTTCTTATTTGATTGGATATTATTCTACCAATCCAAGGTTCAAGAGGTCTTTCTTGATCCCACATGTGCCACTTCTTAGAAATGTGCAATTTGATGATTTGCTGAACATCGTCGAAGTCAAACCATTTTACAGCGTTAAGTCTCCACTTATATTGCTGTTTTTTAATAGCTAAGTCAATTACTTCAGAAAAGTCTTCATATGTATACTCACCTTTCTTTTTTCTTTTCATCAATAAATTCATTAATAGATCTAGCCCTCTTAGCCCGACCCTGATCGGATTTAGTTGACTCGCCTACTAATGAACCAAAAGTCATAGGACTTTTGTCAGACGCTTGGACTTCTACTTGTAAACTGGTGATGTTAGGAACACTTTCTGCATCTGTCTCGTCTTGAGAAATAGCTACAGATTTTTCTAGCACAGGCATACCTGCTGAAGTGTTTGTTGAAGTTGTGGAAGCTAAAGTGTTAAGTTGTATACCACACTTTCCACAAAAATTAGGCTTTGCATTAGAATAAGAAAGTTTCGCACCGCAACTGTGACAAAATAGATGAGCCATACTATATATTTATATAATTAAAATTCAATTTTTCAAAAAAAGAAAAACAAGGCTTGTGTCTTTTATGTTTATAGCAGTTCGCCGCTTGCGCGTAACACTTTTTTCTTGCTTTAATATATAATATTACACTTTCTTGCCTTTTTCTAACTTAGAAATGATAAATTTTAATATTTTGCTTCTAACAATATCATTTTTAGTGAACGAAAAACAACTTATACCGTTTTCCTTCGATTCATCATCAGAAAATATGTCGAACATATCTTTAAAGCCTGTTTTGACGTTAATGTCGCTTTGCATAAAGTCTCCACAGACAACCACCTTCGTATCTTCTCCTATTCGAGTAATTAATGTGGTTAATTCTTTGAATGTAAAGTTTTGAGCTTCATCAGCCACAATTAACTTGTTGTTCCAGTTAGCGCCCCTCAAAAAGTTTATAGGTATAGCTGATACTCTTTCTTTCTGTTTTAAGAACGCAGTATCGCCTTCATGTATTATTTCTTCCAACTTATCATACAAAGGTAAGGTAAAAGGGTTAAACTTTTCAGACATATCTCCAGGAAGACTCCCTAACCCTTTATCTGCGCTTTCAACAATGCTTCTGATGTAAAGAAGGTCTTTCTCGTTATCTTCAGCCATTAAACGTAAACAACCATATAAAGACATGTATGTTTTACTAGAACCCGCTGGCCCAGACACAAACATGATTTTTACTTCAGGATCTAGTAGAGTCTCTAGAAATTTGCGTTGATTCGGGGTGAACTTAAATTTCCTCTCTTTAAATTTAATAGAGAAGAATGTATGAGGCTCTAGACGAAAATTAGACAATTTTTTAAGTGCCATATGTAATATACATTACACTGAAATTATAATTTAACCTGTTTAATTGTAGCGCTTGTCGTTAAAGTCTCTCCTCCTTGCGTAGAAAAAGACTCGTTCAGTAATCTCGACCCATTTTCAAATTGAATTAAATCTACAATTTCTGTCATAACAGTAGTGCCACCTATACCGCAAAGATTAACTTTTAAGTTGCTTGTTAAAATGTCTCCGCTAAAATCTATTAAATTTTGTAATCCAGTAGAATTAATATTCATTTCTTCTTCAACGCCGTCCAAAAGCATCTCTGAAGCATAGATAGAACCGATACCATAAACTGGAGTGCGGTTATAACTTCGTTTAAAACTTATTTGGCTTTGAGTGTCATTTAAAATGTTCGCAGCACCGCCATCCACGCTACAGGTGTGGCCATATGCTACAGCATCGCTGTCCAAAGGAGGAGCAGACGGGAGGAGAGGGACGGGAATAGGACGAAATCGAGGCGTTCTCCCAGTAATTGTTCCACCAACCGCAGGTTCTAAAGAAACAAAATTAGCCTTTAGGGTCACAGGGGCGAACGGAACAATATCTACAGACACATCTTTAGCGTAACATTTGCCATAAAAACCGCTTCCTAATTGAATCGATACAAAATTATCTTGGTTTCCATCTTCTAGAAATTTTAACCCAGAAAGCATCCCTGTATGTAGCAAACAGTCAACTGATATATCAGCGGTAAGAGCACCACCATAGTTAAACTGATCAACACTCCCAGATATTGATTTACCCTGTTTACGATTGGGGCTATGATTTGTATTGTAATTTACACTGACTTGAGTGGCAGGTATATAACCCGTCAATTCTGAAATAGAAGTCGTACCCACTCCAACTTGACCTATATAAACAGGGAACTCACTATATGATAAACTCATTTGTTTAATTTACACTCTTTTACTGATTACCAACTACCATAAGGCCAAAATTTGCCGTAGCATACGATACCCAGACCACACCCCAACCATATTCCTTCTTCATGAAGTACGCCCCAGCTACCACTGCATACATCAATCCCGCCAACAAAGGCACATACTTTGTTATGATGTCAAGAGTCATGAGTTTTAAATCTTTCTGGGTAGAGACGCTCAAGTTTCTGGTAATGTAGCTTTACTTCATTTAAATCAAGATCGCGACTACCCCTGCTCATATTCTCTTTAGCGCAGAGAGGTCTTAAATTACTCCAGTGATTAGGCCCAATCTGTTCATCACCTTCGGCCCCTTCAATATAAAAAGGATTAATATGTTTATTCTTCTCCCACAAACAAAGAGGAATAAGGTGATCTATATGCCATGCGCCTTCATGATCTAGATTTGAACCAGCGCCATAATTCTTTTCATTCATCCAATCTTCTGACAAATTTTCAAGAAGCTCTACAAGTTGTTTACTAGTAACTTGCGTCCTTTTGTTCCATAACGATGGGCTTTTTCCCCCAAAAGCAGTTCGTATGTATTTTTTTAATCTATTTCGTATTCTTCTGGCATAGATGTATTTAGGATTTTTTTCTAGTTCTCTTTTTCTTTTTTTTGCTTCGGGGCTTTTAGCTCTAGCAAGGCAATACTCCTTGTTTTCTAAATAATATTTTTTAGCTTTTGCCCTTTCACAATCTAAACACTCCCATGAATTACCTTGCTTATTGTTTCTGAAATCATCCCAGTTTTTAATTAATCCACACCTTACACAACATCTTCTCTTTTCAATTAAATGGTTTCCAAATCTAGGTTCTCCATTATCTGTAAATCTAACCCAACCCTCTTTATGTAATTCATTTAATCTCTCTTCGCTTAACTCATGTTTCTTATTTCCCATATAAGATATCTGCGTAACTCCATTAATGATGTCGTGCCAGAGTTTAAGTAAAGCTTCAAAATCTTTCCTTAAGATAAATAAAGTTTTTTGTAAATGGAGCCTCATTCCATCAGGAACACCCATTTCAAACAAAAAAGTCCCATTTCTAATCTTTATCCAATCTCTCCCCCTTTTTGCCCGATCTCTCCCTTTTAAAGTGTTGTTTACAATGCCTTTCTCGGCAAGAATGTTCATCACTTGGTGCATACTTAAAATTTCATCTCTTTTTAATTCGCAGCTATCCCAAAATCTTTTCTCAAAGTCTTTTGCATATAGCTCTATAGAAACGTGATAAATGAATCCTTTCCGACAAATCAAACTTTCGGGCTTATAGCAGTCTTCGCAAATATCTTTATTTATCTTAAACTCTTTTTCGAACCAAACAGTTTCTTGGATATTCTGTTTAACGAAGAAGCTTTTTCTTTTTTTGTTTTCCCCACATATTATGCAACTCATCTGTTTATTTTGGGGGCATGAATATTTTTTTCAATTTTATTTATGAGAATTTTTTTGATCATCTGCCGCAGGACAAATAGGGGGGGTGTGCTTCTGCGTTTACGTTTAACGGTTTGTCAGAACGTCATTGACAGATTGATAAATACCTCCCCCCGCCGCTTTGCCACGCAAACGCAAACTAATTTTTTGAGAATTAGGGGAGGGTCTTGTGGGGGTGTCAAGTCTTTTTTAATAAAAAAAATAAATAAAAGAGCAAAAAAAACCTTGCAATAAACTCCGAGGTGTGCTATACTACTCACATGACAAAGACAAACAATATCAGGATCACCCGTTACTCTCACGCGAATCAGTATGACAACGATCATTGCGGTATCGTTATCAACAAGGACAAATCAAAAGCCTATGTCACTGTCCACGTTGCAGAGATGGCTTTCAAATGCGTAGACGTATCAAGAGAGGACGCGCTAAAGATCCTCAAGACAATGAAGGCCGAGGCATAAAAAGATCAAAAAAAGACTTGATTAACTTTAGAATCCACACTATACTACACCCATGACAGAAATTAATACTTCCCTAGTCTCCGATCTTACATTCGTTGAAATCGCTGATACTCTTCGCCCTGATCAGTGGGCTGATTGGTATGTAGAATTCTCTTACAAAGGTAAAGACTACGAAGGCTCTTTACAGGCTGGAGTTCACAACGCAGAAGATTTTCACCACGATGTGATCGAATACGTCGAAGAAAAATAATTCATTTAATAGCAAAAAAAGCTTGCATCACTCGAAAAAATAAACTATACTACCCACATGACCGCAACAGAAGAAGCACTAGCAGCAATGGCCAAAGCAGAAGAAGCATGGAACGAGATGGTAGACAGAACCGTCGAAGTCTCTGGTCAGTTCGTAAAAGAATGCCAAGAGTTCCAGAAAGAACAGCGCGAATGGTATCTTGAAAAAAAAGATTCTAAAAACACAAAATAATCCTTGCACTAATCCAAAATTCAACTATACTACCCACATGACAGCAAACAAAGAACACCGCTCTTCTAACTACGACCACACCGTAACTTGGGAAGATGGTCACACAGTAAACTACAACGAACACTTTGAGGTCGAGGGCTTCACTAAAGTATCTTCCGTCTACCCTTCCGAAAGTTCTATAGCTAGGAACCTCGAACAGCGCAAGGCTTTAGGCGGTGGCAAGTCTTATGGCTACCGTTACAAGTCTATGCAGAGAGAAGAGTGGTATGTAGACTTCGAGGCAAAAGCTTTCTGGTCTTCCGACAACTGCTAAAAAAAAACTTTACTAACTTCCAAATCTAAACTACACTACCCACATGAAAAAAATATTCGCTATAATCAACCACTTCATTGACCGCTTCCTCATGTCCATGATGATATGCGTAAGCTTTAACCTCGCAGTAATCTGCATCGCTGTTCTGGTCGGTTCTGGCCCCGCACTCTTCACTAGCGTCCTTCACGGATGGGATGGCCCCGACTTCCTCGCTGTCATGTTTATACCAAGCACTGTCGGCGCGGTTCTCCTAGTGATAGGGGATGTAATCCTGAAGAGACTCTACGCAAAATCTTGATGGGGTAACCTGTCGCTGTCATGGAGCCTCGTCACCCGAAGGGTGGCGGGGCTTTTCTTTTGCAAAAAAACTTAAAAAAAAACTTGACAAGGCAGCTAGTCGGTGGTATGAGAAAACCCTCGTAACTCACTGATAGTCAACGAGTTAGGAGGCGCGGCCCCCCGCCCCCGCCTAAGTGCTTGATACTCAATGACTTACAACACCTAAAAAAAAGATGTAATAACGCAAAAAAAAGCTTGCGGTTATCTCAAAAATCTGCTATACTTCTCCCATGAGAAAAAAAATGATTGTTAAGTTGTTTTCAAAAGGTGGAATCCTTCTCTTCTCGCATGAGTGTGAGGGTGTTTCAAGTCTCGAAGTCGGGCAAGAGTTAGCTGAAAAGCCCTTCTTCTCAAAGTATATAGATGAATGGGGCTGCAATATGGTTGTAAGCCCTCTTTAAAAAAAAGTGTTAAAAACGCAAAAAAAGCTTTGCAATCAGACCAACTTCCACTACTATACACACATGACAGTAAATGACATCATGACCCGCCCGACCGACACCTACTTCGTAGTCACCGCCGCTCTCTACTCCGATCCCCTGACTAGGTGGACAGTGGGAGGCGGTTCTAACAAGGAGCAAGCCATCTCCATCGCCTCAAGCGTCCAGAGCGGGGTGGTGGACGGGTTCGGCTCCGAGACCGAGGCATTTGAGAGTTTCCCCGAGTTGGCCCCCGCCAGCGAGAGGGTGTTCGCGGATGCCGCCGCCGCTGATGAGTGGCATCGCGAGATGAGAGAGCGAGGCAACTAAAGCCTCCGTAACTCCCTGACACTCAAGGGGTTAGGGGGGAGCGCCCCCCCGCCCCCGCTAAGTCGTTGATACTCAACGACTTACGAGCCTTTATACGCACAGTCGATCTGGGGGCTTGTCAAGCACAAAAATAAACTATTTGTCTATTTATATCCTGACCTGCGACCTAGAAAAAAAAATAATAAAAAAGAAAAAAAAAGGTTGCGCCCACCTCAAAATCCGTTATACTTACCCCATCATGACAGAGACAACCACTGAAACAACTAGCCAAGATAAATTCTTCAAAGAGCGCAATGCAGCAATCGAAATGCGTGATGATCTTTTCTTCCTCGTAGGATGGACTAAAGCCGACAATCCAGAGATCTCAAAAAGACTTGAAGACATTCTCAAAAACCACGACAGAAACAGAGTCGGCTGGCTCTAATAACCACTAACTAAAAAATAAAATGGGACTCGACCAAAACGCATACAAAGTAAAAAGCAGCTACGCCCCCACCACCAAAACCCAAACTGTCAGGACCACAGAAATCTGTTACTGGCGCAAGCATAATGCTTTGCAGGGTTGGATGGAGGAACTGTGGTGTGAAAAGACTGGGAAAACACCCATTGAACTTAATTGCCAAGATCTAGAAATCACTTCTGAAGATCTTGATAAGTTAGAGGCAACAATCACCAATAACAAACTTCCTAGCACTCAAGGATTCTTTTATGGCTTCGACACTAGCCAAGACGAAAGTCGGAAAGAATATGATCTAGACTTTGTTTCTAAAGCTAGGGCCGCGATCAAGGAGGGATACAAAATCACCTATTCTTGCTGGTGGTAAAGACTTAAAAAAAAAGTAATAAAACACTTGCGTCCTTATAGAATCAGGGTATACTAATCGCATGACAGTTGAAAATCCTATCACCGCCGACCTCGCTCCTATGAATGAAAACGATCTCCGCGACATGCTCGACGATGGGCCTCGCGCTGGCAACTGGAATCCTACGCCCGACGAGGTGCAGGAGGTGCTGGCGCAGATCTACGCCGACATGGGCGACCGCGACCCAAACTGGTCTTCTGATGAGGATGGGCTTTCAGCCGCAGACGCGCAAGCTCTCCAGAATCATCTCGATGGCTAGATATAAGCCGTAACTCCCTAAGTCTCAACGACTTAGGGGGCGCGGCCCCCCGCTGCCTCGTAACTCGTTGATACTCAACAGGTTATGAAGCAAAAATAAAAATGCATTTAAATACAAAAAAAAGGTTGCAAAGCCTATTTATTCTGATATACTACCTCCATGACACTGAAATTCCCTAAGATCTGGAGCAAAAAAAATAACAAATTACCACTTGACCTCACCCCACTTATCGGTTATACTACTCTCATGAAAGAAAAAACACATATCCTCGATTCTGGTCCACACAACGACCTTCCTTCCAACCCTATCGAACTCGCCTCTGCTTTGACTGGCAAGACTTTGGTATACAATGCTATCAAGTCCACCGTCAAAAGTAACAATACTAGAGTGTTTAAAGTTCAAAAGGTTGATGACGTATATACTTCAAACTCTACTGGTGAGAAGTGCGTGACTGTTTGGGCTAACGACATCGATAGAGATGGCGAGCTTGTCCCTCGCACCCTGCACGTTCTCGGCATCAAATCAATTTCCTAATGGGGGAAGTGTGTGTGGGGGGTGGTGACATTCATAGCGTTCGTCACTGCCCCCCATTTCCCTAAAAAAACTCGACAACCAATAAAAAATAAACTAGAATTGCATCATGCCAAAATCAACTGAATCCGTCCGTATCGAAGTTAAAAACAAAGATCAAGCCGCATTACTTAACTATGCTTTGGGTCTTGTCCATCGTGATCTGTCTGCTAGACTTGAAGAGGTCGCAGATGACAAGCTAGACAACTTTATGGATAATGTGAAGTGGACGCGCAAACATGCCACCGCATTAAACGAAAAATTTTCTTTGACTGCTAGCGAGTCTTAGGAACAAAACCTCTCCTGCTTTTTCAGCGCAGTCTAATTAGCGGTAGAGGCAACTATAGGAAAAACCCTCCTCTCGCTTTACTAGTCAGCGGGAGGGGGGAATCAATTTCTGATGACATGTGTGATTGGCCCCGTCCCTTTTTGGTTAGTGTGTAGGGGGGCGGGGCTTTCCACTTATAAGTCCTTGATAATCAATGACTTAGGGGGTAGCGGCCCCCCGCGCCCTGTAACTCGTTGATACTCAACGAGTTATGAAGATAATCCCTATACCATACTTTCCCCGTATGTCAAGAAATAATTTAGCTAAAAAAGATCAAAAAAAAACTTAAAAAGGTGTTGCGTTTAATTCGATTTGCGATATACTTCTGGCATGAGCTTAATCCTAGCCAATAACAAAGTAACACGCGAGCAACTCGCGTCCGTCGATTCAGACACTGGTCTGTTCCTTAAAAATGGTGTCGTTAACAAGACACCCGAGTCCACAGAGACTCACACACCAATTCCCCACGCTCTCCTAGTTGATAGAGCGCATGAGGCGTTGGATCGGTTCGGCTTTTCAGTCGAAGAAGAAGAACACGCTCTCGCGTGTGGAGGCGATCAATACTTTGGTGGTTTCGCCATCAAAGGTCGCGACATCGAGTCAGAAGATCGCCGCTTGGTGGTCGGTCTGCGTAACGCGCACAACAAGCGTTTTTCCGCTTCTGTGTGCATCGGCAACCAGATGATGGTTTGCGAAAATCTTTGCTTCTCTTCTGATGTGAAGCTTGCTCGCAAGCACACCAAGAACATTGTGAACGATCTTCCTCGCGTTCTCGCGGATGCGATCTCTCGCGTTGTTTCTCACTGGTCCGACATGGGTAAGCGCATCGACGCTTACCAAGCTACCGAGGTCGCGAGCAATCGCGCCGCCGATCTCCTTGTCAACTTGGTTGATGCCAAGGCTCTGCCGAAGGGCAAAATCTATGACACCGTTGAGGAGTTCCGCAACCCTCGCCACGACGAGTTCAAAGGCGGTTCTCTCTGGACGCTTTACAATGGCGTGACAGAGCATCTCAAAGGTGGCGATCTCACAAGGCTTGCCGCTCGCACCATGAAGGTGCAAGGCATTTTCGACAAGGTGGCAGGGCATCGCCCGACCATCATCGAAGTCGATGCCGAAGAGGTCGCGCTTCCAGCTTAATCCGCTGATAGCCTAGCCCGTCCCCGAAAGGGGGCGGGTTTTTTTGTGCTTTCTTAAAACATTTTTCTTGACACGCATTAAAGTAATAACCCTCGTAACTCGTTGATGCTCAACGAGTTAGGCGGCTCGGGGGGGCGCTTCCCTGTAACTCCTTGACTATCAACGTGTTACAACGCAAAATAAATGCAATAAAAATTGACAACGGTTCGCTGTCATGGTATATTTCTCCCATGTCTGGAGTTACACCACCAAAACTTACAACAGAATCTTTTTCTATTTGCTATTATGACGGCAATACTGGAGAAGTAATTTCACTTCAAACTTTTCTTAATAACACTGGTCAAGTAAAAGATACCGTGCAGATGGCTATTGATAACGTCCCCGAGTATGATGGGCTTGTGTTGTGGGATATAAACAAAGTGGAAGAAGAATAAAAATTAATTTTAATTAAAAAAAATTGACAGTTCGGGCAAATGCTTTATACTACTGCTCATGTCCAAACTACTCAATTCAGGGAATCACAAAACAAGCAAGGGCGAAAAGTATGGTTGGATAACCTACGGCTTGCACCTTGCACCATTTAACTTATCAGGAAAAAATGTTTGCTCTTCTGCTTCTGTTGGCTGTTCTACTGCTTGCCTCAATACTGCTGGTCGTGGATCAATGCATTCAGTTCAAGATGCCCGAGTTAAAAAAACACAGAGGTTTTTCGAGGATCGGATTGAATTCTTATCGCAGCTATGCAAGGAAATCAAAAGCTCGGTCAAGAGCGCGTCGAAGAAACAACTAAAATCTTGCTTCAGGCTTAATCTCACAAGCGACTTGGCTTGGGAGAGTCTGGTAGTCAAACATTTCCCCAACTCACAATTCTACGACTACACAGCGCATATAAAAAGATTCGTTGCATACTTAGAAGGAAAACTCCCTGATAATTACCACCTTACTTTTTCGAGGAAAGAAACAACTCCCGACACACTGGTAAAAAGCTTTTGCGAGAGTGGTGGCAACGTCGCTGTTGTTTTCAGAGAAAGACTCCCGAAGACATGGCTCGGAATTGAAGTGATTGATGGTGACGATTCAGACTTACGCTTTAAAGATGGCAACGGTAAAATCGTTGGGTTAATAGAGAAAGGTCTAGCCAAAAAAGACGAAACTGGTTTTGTAGTGGAAGGTTTCAAGGAAATCCCCAAGCCTCGCATGATCGACCGCAATGCAGTAAAATATCTTCGCTCCTAACTCCCATGTTAATCGATCCTCACTGGCTTGTTGTAATAATGACTTTACTTTTAACCCTTTGCTGCCATAGAAACCGATAGTAATAAGATATGACAATAGAAGTAACACAAAAAGAAGTTTATGGAAACACCTTG